ACCGCCGGGGATTTGACCATCTCCACCCGGCGTAACAGTGCTAGTATTACCTACTCCACCGTTACCACAAATTAAATATCCCGGAACTTTCAAACCGCTGCCAATGCCGCCGACACCATTGACATTTCTTCCATCGCCACCGCCAGGACCATAATCGCTATTTCCTCCAGGGGCTCCATAATCCCCGCCAGCGCCACCAAATACGCCGTTCAAGGACGTAGGAGTGCCTGCAGTGTTTTGTCCGCCCATTGGACCGCCGTATCCTCCAGCATCTCCACCATTAGCGTTAACGGCACCTTTACCTCCCGGAACCACAATAGAACCGAAAGAGGAAGCTCCACCGTCCACCGCTTGTGTACCACCAGCACCAACCGTAACACTTACGGTCGCTGCTAGATCATCTGCCCTGATTTTAACACGAGCATAGCCGCCGCCACCGCCACCTCCTGCCGATGTAGACCCAACCCCACCGCCTCCGCCAGATACAACTTCGACAATAACATATGTCATACCCGCCGGCTTTGTCCAAACACCACTAGCAATAAAATCTTCGACTTGCGGCGGATTTCCTATACCAGCCAAATTATTAATCTGCCCTTGGATAGGTGCATTAACGCCATGAACGAAATTTAATTCCTCAAGCGTGGTGTCAGCAACTATGATATTCTGCTCACTATCCGAAGCAATAGCTCGATCGGCAGTGAGTTGGGTAGTGAGAATGCTCTTGGCTGAACCAGTAATCTTACTGGAAATATAAGTCCAAAAACGACTGACAGCGCTCTTCGAGTTATCGATATTAGTAGTATCACGAACGGCAACTAGTTCATCGTCAGTAAGATCTGTGCCAATATCGGCCAATGCAGAAATATCCATAGTAGGACCAGGTACGCCCTGATCGCCCTGGACATCACCAGCATCGATTTCGGTTCCGCCGTGCGTTGTAAGAATTAAGTGAGAATTCCCGTCAACAGCGCCGGAGACGACCGTGCTATCAGCAATTTCTTGCATTTTTGCTGCGGTGATTCCCGTAACACTAGTGGGCATGGGATCAGTCATTTCGCCTCCTTACGGCGTGTCAAATATCTCATATGTCACAGAATCAAGGTATACAGCATCGATTTCATCGATTTCGAACCAACCCGTATCTGGATCGACGCTGATGATACCCTCGTAGGGGGTGGTTACGGTCCAAGTTCCGTCACCGTTGTCGGTAAGCTCGAATAGGACCCAATTCTGGATCATCGATACCAGGTCAGCAATGGAAGGCAAATGCGGATTGGCATCTTCCGTACCGTAAAGCAAATTCTCCATATCATTCATAAGATGATAATTAAGCTTGCGAGAATCCAGAATAGCGTGTGCTGTCGGACGGAATCCTGGAATGATTTGAGGCGCACCTGCCGCGATTCCCCAACTAAACTCCATTGGAGTAACCGAAGCATTCTGTGTCTCATATGACTTGTTTGTCGGCGTTGCTGTTAAATTGTAGAGAATGTGGAGTTGATACGCGAATTCCGTCGACTCAACATCATTCCCTACTCTCGTCCGATAACTCATTCCGAAAGTTTGAGGAACTTGGTTATCGAGCAGCAAACCGTGTTCGGCTTCGCCGATACCATCGAATGGTAAGAATTCATTCGGATAGGTGAAGGCCTTGAGAGTTGCCGCATAATCAGCAGCGGAAGGAAGATCGATGTACTTGATGCCATCGATGTAGTAGGGCGTTGATCCTGCCGAACTACGATCTTCCTCAATCCCAGTTAAACCGTTCCACGGCACGCCATTTGAGAACCCACCGCTACCGTCAGGGAGATACAGCACACCCCGATCCACACCCGTTTCGAACGTTCGTTCGCCTACTTGATCCCAAGCAATTCGTGTCATACTGCACCTCCCTTCTAACCGGATGTCCCAAGTTCTTTAAGACGACGCTCATTGATCTCACGATTTCGAGCCACTAGTTCGGCCTTGCTCATCTTCTTCGGTTTGCTGTTCTTGATCTCGCAGATGCGGACCAGATTCAACAACCTATTAAGGTGCCAATGCTGGCACTCGAACGGAATGTTGAATGCAACCATCCAGTAATAAATGAGCTCAGACGTAATGATCTCGGGCGAGCGGCCTTTCTTCGTATCGAACTCGCTGAACCAGGTCGCCGATCGTTTTGCGTCGATGTACTGCTGAATTTCCTCGTAATTCTTGTCTGAGAGTTTGGAGAAAACCCCCGGAGGAATATTAGGGGTCAAAACCATCGCTTCGATGTAGCCTAATACTTCTTCGGTTGTCTTTTCACCCATTGCGAGAAACGGTTTCTCGAAAATTGACTCCCATTTTGACAGAGAGACTAGGGAGTGCTCGAGCTCAAAGACAACATCGCCTCGAGTAAGAAACTCGTTCTTGCTGTCGTCGAAGTATTCTTTGCCCAGAACTGTAATTGTGAGCACTCCCTAGCCTCCTTTCCTCTGTCGTTACGGAGCGACGTACGAGAACAGCCAGTCGCTGTCCACGTTGTCCGCAAACGTAGCGGTACCGGTCGGACGAGCCACCACGAGAGTGTCGTCGTCGATGACCACCGGACCCGGCGCCTGAACCACACCGTCGATGTAATACGCAACGCCGGCCACCGTCGGGATGGTGATGGTGTTGGTCGCCTGATCGAATGCCGGCTCGGTCGGAGTCACAACCGTGACGTTTCCGGCGAACAGCGCGATCACCGCATCGGGCATCGGCAGCGACGGGTCAGCGTCAGCCGTACCATACAGCAGAGCCTCGAGAGCGGCCAGGTTGTCAGCCTGCACCTCGGTCGAGTCGACCGTGATGATCGCCGTCGGCTTCATACCGGTCACAGCCACCGGAGTGGTGGTCAGCTCCCAGCTGAACGCGATGGCCTCGGGCGAGTCGTTGACCGTGGCATAAGCCTTCTCGGACGGAGCAGCCTGCGCGCCGTAAACGAGGTGAAGCTTGTAGCCGTGGTCATCACCATCGACGTCGTTACCCTTCTTGGTGCGGTAGCAAAGACCGAAAGCCTTACGGCCCTGCTGTCCCACCGAGACACCCGGCGAAGGCTGGTTCACACCATCGAACTGGAGGAACTCCTTCGGGTACGTGAAGGCCTCGATCGTCGCACCGAATTCCTCGGCCGAGATGAGGTTCAAGTACTTGATGTTGTCCGCGTACTGCGGCGAAGCCTCGGCACCCGAGGGCGACTCCGTGACAGTCGTCAGACCATTCCAGGCGACGCCACTGTTGTAAGCGCCGGTGTTGTCCGGAATGTAGAGCACACCGCGATCGACACCAGTTTCATAGGTGCGTTCACCGGTCTGATCCCAAGCGAGCTTCATGGGAAATCCTTTCTAGAAGTAGAGTCTGTACACGTCATGGTTCAGGTTGTCGGCCGTATAGAAGCGATTGAACGTCGCAGTAGGCAGTGATGCTACTTTGTCAGGAATATCACTGTCTGGATTTTGGTCGACAACCGTCACCATGTAGCGTTTTGTGCGTCGATACGGAATATTGCCGGCGAACTGCGTAACCATGTAGTCTCGTTTATAGATAATACACGGATACTGCATCTGCACATTAGCTGGCGGCTGAAAATATACGTTAGGTGTCAGGGTTAACAGCAGGTTGTGGAGCTCCTGCCTTCGGTCCATTGTAGACACCTCCCAACCGCAAGATCAGACGAGGACGCTGAACCTCAACATCCGAGATAATCCAGTCAGTCCCTGCCCATTGAATATAACGCATAGCAAAGAAGTGTTCGTTGGCATACGCATCGGCCACAATACTGATCGAATTGTTAACCGAGAGATCGTTGTTGAGGCTCTCGCCCTCCCGGAGCTGACGTGTGTTTCGGATTACGTCACCGTAATATGGAATCTCAGTGATTTCGTCCACCCACACACCAGAACCGGGAGGGGTCTCTACGGTCTCTCCGTATCCAATAACACCGTAGAACTTTGCCATGAGAACCCTACTGCTTAGGCGTTATCCCGAGTAAATGCCCACTCGGTCTCGCTGTCGTGCGTGAAGCCGTAGCCGGCAACCGGCTGAGCCTCGACGTCGACGGTGCTACCCGCCGCGATCGCAGCCTGAGCGCCAGTCGAGAAGGCGACGCCCGTGTCAGCGTTCACGTAGGTCACACCCTCCTGGTCCGGAATCGTCAGAACGCCGGTGGACGACACGAAGGTCGGCTCGGTCGGCGTAACGATACGACCAGAGTTGAGGAAGAGCGCGACGGCAGCCTTCGGCTTGGTCAGCGCACCCGAGATCCGGGTCTCGATCAGGTACTTCTGCTGGTTGTAGTCGATGTCGAAGTCGTCGAACATCGAGACGTTACCGCCAGCGTCCGCGCCGATGGTGTAATCGCCCAGATTGACGATGACGCCAACAAGGTCGGAGTCCCGCTCCATGGCCTCGACCGGAATGATGTCCTTGACCAGCAGAGCCGCGGCCAGATCGCCCTTGGTCGGGTACAGACGACGACCGAGAGAATCCTTCGCCAGCAGCATACTCGTGAGAGTCGCCTGCTTGGTGTAGAACGTCGGCGTGCCGGTGCCCTTGTAGCTGTTGAGGGCGTTGACCACGGCGTCGATCAGGTCGGTCGGCGCAATATCCGCCGCCAGGTTGACCGCAGTCGTGTACATGTCGATGTCGTACGCGACCGGACGGATGTGATCCTCGTCGATCTTGTCCTCGTCATCGGCAGGACGACCGTCGCCCATCAGCACCGCGCCGGCGATCTCCTCGTCGAGCATGAGGCGCATCTCGGCCTTCAGCCACGCGACGATGTCGACGTCCGTGATGTCCACGATGTCGTCACGGTC